AATATTATCTAACATATTATGCCTTAAAATTATCTCTTACTTGAAACTTATTCCAATCATATGGAATAATATTATCTTGCCAATTACGCTTTTTGATTATGTGCGTGAGAATAGGTAATTCAAAATCTCGTGCATCTTCTAATGCAGTATGCGGTTCAATAATAAAATTATTATTAATATATCCGCAAACCATTTCCGCATTAGTTTTAAATGTCATATTACCATGTTTAGTAACATTATTAAAACCGTGATTATCTAAACAGAATTGTTTATATTTTTTGGTTTTGCAGATATTACCGACCGAGGCTTGCCATAAACAAAACTTACTATTAAATCCTGATAAATCAATACCAGTATTAGCGCATTTATTAATATCAAAAGGCAGATTATATGCGGTTAATGTAGGATTATATTTGCCGATTGCCTGATTAATCCATTTATTGATAGCATTAACTGATGCAATCATTCTGACGCCAGTTTCTAACATGGCAATATAGCCCATTTTGCGTTTAGTTAATCCTTCATAACCCCAAATATCATTTTTAGTTTTATCGTGGAATAATTCCATAGTATTATAATGCCCATTAACTAATACCGCACATTGATTATATATAATCCCCTCACGATCACAGATAATCATGGCAAAATCTGCCACAGTATCGCCCATTGTGGTTTCTGTGTCCAGAATACAAAAGTATTGCTTTTTAGCCATTGTGTGCCTTAGTTAGTAGAGTCCCGATTTTACACGCTTGCACAAAAAATAACATAGGTGTAAACACCTATTGACAAACTGGGCGAGGGTGTGGTAAAATTGGCGCCTGTGGTTTTTTCGCAACAGTCGCTTTAAGCGACCAGTTAAAACTGAAAACAAAAGTATTCAGTTTTTGTGGGAAACAAAAGTATTCATTTGTCCATAATGAATCTTTTATATTCTTGCATATTATTATGATAATCCCAAGTACCCAGCATTAGTAATGGCAAGATAATAGTTACTAAAATTTTATCGGGTCTGGAATATATAAAATGCCAGATTATCTGTGAGAATGTTTTAATCATTTATCTAACCAATTTAAAAGTACAATTTTAATTGCAACAAAAACAACAAAACCAATGCAAAAATATAAAGCTTGAATATCAGTCATTTAATGTATTCTCTTAGTTAATATGTCTAAAATCTGTCTTAATGGCATTTGCATTATTTCCGATATATCATAAAGATTTAAGCCTTCGGCTAAAAAATCTTTAATTAATGTCTCGGCATAATCAATATTAATGCCCTTGTTTACTTGGTACATATACACCCCTTATATTAAATCTGTCACAAACCGCTTTTAGATAATTTGTATTATCTTCGTAAAATGTAAATTCAGCATCTTTAAATGTAACTAAATTAAAGAACTTAGCCAAACCATTAATTTTTAATAAACTACCAGAGATATTAGAATTCTCAGGTCTTGAAATAATATAATCAGGGTCGCCCAATATCGAGTTAATAAATGTATAATCAGGGGTATTAAGAACACGGGCAGTAGCAATAATGACATAACACGATTCATCTTTTAAATCCATTTTATATTGTTCGGCTAATGGCAAAAGAGAATCATTTAATGCTAAATCCTGATTTTCTCTCCAGTAATTTAAATCTATTCTTTCGCCTGACTCATCTACGATTGTGCGATACCTATGCAAACTGCAAACAATAGTTCCATCCATATCATAAATTGAAACCTTTTTAATTTTAGCCATTTTGTAATCCTTTTCTGTATTCTGTGATTATACACAAAAAACCGATAAAAAACTATGTGTGCAAAAATACAACATAGGTGTAAACACCTATTGACAGCCAAAACAGACTATGCTAAAATTTGGCGCCTGTTGCTTTTACGCAACAGTCGCTTGAAGCGACTAGTTAATAGCGAAGTGAGTGCTTACTTCGCAGCGGGCGCAAAAATGAATACCTAGGTTTTCAAAAAATACTGAAAACCTGGGTATTCAAAAACAAGGGGCATAAGCCCCTTGTTTACAAGGTTTTTTCAGCCTTGATAAAGTCAGCAATTTTCATCAAAGCCATTTTATTGGCTTTAGTGAGTGATTCTGTATCAGATTCAGCCAAACCCAACGCATCACCAATAAAATCAGCGTGAACATCTTTTTTAATTGGTGTTTCACCTGATTTCGTTTTGTATGCTTTAGCAACATAAACCTTTTCACGGCTCAATTTTGCAACAACAGAACGAACAGTTTTGCCAAGTGAATCTGCAATAGATTCAACAGTCATACCGCCTTGGTATTGGGCAATCATTTTCTCAGTCTGATCCTGAGTGTAGTTCACGGCTTTGGTAGTCATGTTCTTTTCTCCTTTAAAAACAAATTATAACATCATGGCTTCATTAACGCAAGCCATACCCACAATGGCAAAAAGGTTATTGCAACGAATAAAATAGCACATAAAATATCTTGAATTAATTTGTTTGCAAATTTAGTCATTTTCATTTTCACCTTTTCACCATGTGTTTATTATAGCAGAAAAAACCTAAAAAGTTCAAGTGTGTAAAAATACAACATAGGTGTAAACACCTATTGACTACACTTTTGTACTCTGCTAAAATTTGGCGCGCCGCGCGTAGTACTTTGGTTTTCTAAAAAAATCCTGCAAACAAAAGTATTCATAAAAAACCTTTTTTGAATACTAGCGGTCGCTTTAAGCGACCAGTTGCAAAAGCACCCTCACGAAAAGAATTCGAACTTGCACACTGGCGCACGGATTCCGTGCGCCCAAATTGCCGAAGTGAGTGCTCACTTCGTTGAGTAACCCTGCTGGCATCAGGGTCTTTTCCTGATTAAGGGTTTACCCTTAATCAATATCAATTCGCATTATCTTATTATCTTTGATAATAAAATACATATTAATATTATTCATTATAACCCATATACAGTTATTACCCTGTTTTAAAACCCAAGTATATGCAGAGTATTTTCTAGCCATATAATCATTTACTATTTGATAATCCATTTTATTCTCCAGAATAATATTGTGATAATGCTGAACGATATTCTGTCATATTATTAAAACGAATATCATGCTTAATGCAAAACAGTTTAAATCTATATACTTGGGCAGTAGTATAATGCGAGGGTATTGTATTATGTTTCATTATATAATCCTATTATATAATAAGGGGTTTCCCCCTTATTATATTATATTATCCATTCATTCCGATTTTGTTGCATAATGCCCGAAACTGAGATAATGGCATATCTGAACGCATCCGATTAATACCATCACAAGCCAAGATAATATTACCTACATTATAACCTTGAGCATTATCTATTCTATCCATAGTGCATAATGTAAAGCAGGGAATACCATCTATTAATCCACGTTCAATAGTCATTATTTCACCAGTATGAAAACATAATGCGTTTTGACCATAATATAATCCGCAAAGATAATCAATAGTTACATTATCATCTGAAACCCGATTATTCATTTTATCCCTTGAACGTGCCATTTTCAGGGATTTTGCAAAGAAGTGCTGAAGGGGTGAACGTGTGCTTTTAGCCATTTTGAAAACCTTTGTATTCAATTATGAGGGCTTGCCATCTGCTTCCCTCTGACTGTATTTTACACGTATTTTTTACGAGGTCAACCCCTTTATGCAAAATTTGCATAACTATTTTTCGTACTATAATTTAAATTGAATACTCGGGTATTCAAAACATACTACTAGGGGTATGGGGGGGTTATCAGACACATATACCCCTAGGGGTATAGGGGCCCCCTGACACGGCCTATTTAAGGAAAATTTGCAAACACCCTAAGGTGCCAAAATCCACACTTGCTAAAACATCCCTAAACTGGTATAATCACATAAAAAGGACAATTCTATGACAACTCACCTACCTGCTGAAACCGTACGTATCTCCCCGGAAGCACTGGAAGTAGCAAATGCCTACCTCCAACTTAACGACGCCCGTGCCGTAGCTCAAGAACTTGATCTAGACCCTGAAGTGGTAACTAACTTATTAGCTAAACGTGAAGTAAAAGCATACATTGATTCAGTATTCTTTGATAGTGGATACAACAACAGATTTTTGATGCGACGTGCTATGGATGCACTAATCAAGCAGAAGTTTTCAGAGTTGGAAGAATCACAAACTGGTAGCGCCAAAGATATTGCTGAACTACTTCAAATGTCGCACAAAATGTCAATGGACTTAATGGATCGTGAAATTCAGCTAGCCAAAGCGCAACAAGCTACTGGCCCACAAAAACAAGTCAACGTACAAATCAATGACGCACTAGATGGATCAAAGTATTCACAGCTAGTGCAGCGTTTAATTACTGGTGAAGGCGTATGAAATATTTACTAGGATTAATACTTTTTATATCAAGCGCGGCGTTAGCACAGCCCTTAATTATACAAAAGCCTGTAACTTGTACAGAAACTAAAATGTTACTACAAGGATTAACAAGTAGTGATTACAAAGAAACTCCTTTGTGGTTAGGTATAGAGCCTGGTGCTGAAGTACCAAAGTACAGCGTGTTTGTTAACCAACAAACCAAAACCTGGACAATAATCCAGTTTAATGATAAAATAGCTTGCGTACTAGGTACAGGTACAGATAGCACTCAAATATTTAACGGACCCAAAATATAAAATGTTAGACTGTTTAATTTTAGGCGACTCAATTGCCGTAGGTACTCATCGACAAAGACCAGAGTGCGTAGCCTATGCTAAAGGCGGCTGGAATACCTGGCAATGGAATCGCGACTATTTAAAAAATAACTTGTCAGCTAAAACTGTAATTATCAGTTTAGGCAGTAATGACCATAGCGGAGTTAAAACTAAAGCTGAGCTGCAACGAATACGTGAAAAAGTTGGCGTTGCAAAAGTGTTTTGGATTTTACCAGCCATCAAACCACATATCCAATCCCACGTCCACGAAATTGCTCAACAGTATAACGATACTGTACTACCATTTACCCCAAGCAGCGACAAAGTACATCCAACCACACAAGGCTATCGCGAGTTAGCAAAGGCCACAAAATAATGTTAGTAGTCTCACGACCAGATATCAATGTCGACGTTATCCAAGAGTTTGATCCTCAACAGAGGTTTATTAAGCTACCCATAACAAATTACCTAAAGCTGCTAGATGTATACGATACAATCAACCGCCCACAGGTTGCTTTAATCAACGCAGTCAACGATCCCAAATACAGGTTTATCTGTGCTGCACTCGCACGCAGGCTTGGCAAAACTTATATTGCCAATATCATCGGTCAATTGGTTACCTTAGTCCCTGGGTCTAATGTCTTAATCATTTCGCCTAACTATAACTTATCTTCGATCTCATTTGAACTCCAACGCAAACTCATCAAACACTTCGACCTCGAAGTCGCACGTGACAACCTCAAAGACAAAATTATCGAACTCAGCAACGGTTCTACCATTCGTATGGGTTCTCTTAGTACCGTTGATAGTACTGTTGGTCGATCATATGACCTAATCATATTTGACGAGGCTGCACTAGGCGAAGGCGGTGAAGCCGCCTTTAATGTGGCACTACGTCCTACACTGGACAAGCCACAAGCAAAAGCTATTTTTATCTCCACACCTCGTGGTCGAAACAATTGGTTTTCACAATTTTGGCAGCGTGGTTTTGATCCCGGTTTCCCCGAGTGGATTAGCCTGCAAGCTGATTACACAGAAAATACTCGCATGGCTGAGTCGGACGTTGCCGAAGCGCGACGATCAATGTCAAAGTCAGAGTTCGAACAAGAATATTTAGCCTCATTTTCCGTATTTGAGGGTCAGATTTATACACTACAGGATACAGATGTTATTGACATTCCAGAAGATATTAAAGGCGAAGCGTTTGCTGGATGCGACCCTGGTTACCGAGACGCTACTGCTTATTGCGCTATCGTTTACGATTGGAACCGCGATTGCTTTTATATTGTCGATGAATACTTAAAGTCGGAAAAGACTACAGCCGAACACGCAGCAGAATTTACAGCAATTAATGAAAAGCACGGAGTTGAAGTTACGTTTATCGACTCGGCAGCCGCACAATTTGCTGGTGACCTTGCCTACTTATATAACATTTCAACTACCAAAGCCAAAAAAGATGTCTTACCAGGCATTGCGTATGTTCAGACCTTGCTACAGCAGGGTCGATTAAAGGTTGCCCCACATTGCACTAACGTGCGAGCCATGTTTGACCAGTATCGCTGGGACCAACGTGAGGGGCTACAACGTGAACGACCAATGCATGATGATTATAGTCACATGGCCGATGCAGTTCGATATGCGCTGTACACCTATACTGTTTAATGCCACAAAAAATTTGTGCATTGACTTTTTGTTGCTGTTCTGCTATAATACTAGGTAATTGTGGAGTACTTTGAAATAATGGCAAAAAACACAAATAAGCGAATCCCTGTAAAGTGGGTTCGTGATAGGGCCAAAGCGGCCTACGAGAAGAAAACGGAGTGTTGCGTTTGTGGCTCTGCCACAGACTTAGAACTCCATCACCTACATTCAGTTACTATACTCCTAGACAAATGGTCTGAAGCCAAGGGTTACGATATTTCAACAGATGCCGGTATTTTAGCTGTGCGAGATGAGTTTATTGATGAGCACCAAGTAGAGTTATATGACCAAGTTTACACCCTTTGTAATCGTCATCATGTAGCGTTACACAGTGTTTACGGTAAAGCTCCCCGCCCTGGCAGTGAACCCAAACAGGCTCACTGGATAGAGACGCAGCGTGCAAAACATACTGGTGGTGTGGTGGAAGCAGTTGTACCCAAAAAGAGCTTTGGTAGTTTTTTCAGTGAGTTCACTTAAGGGAAAACTATGTCAAGATTTACAGACTGGATTGTTGAAAAATTCAATCCAGCTCAAACTCGTATTGCTCAAGAAGCAGGTACGCAAATTGGTACAGAAAGCAAGATAACATATCGTCAAGCTTTTCAAAAACTAGAAGCAGTTAATCGTTCAGTGAGTATGCTTGTTAATGCAGCTGGCTCACTTGACTACGACGTAAAAGATAAGATTCATGAAGGCGTTGTTGCTGGAATTCGTCAAAAGTCACTAAACACACTTTTGAACTTCAGACCTAACCCCTATCAAAGCACTCAAGAATTTCGCCAAGCAATCTTCACAGATTTGATCTTGGAAGGCAATGTGTTTATACACTTTGATGGTGTATTTATGTACCACTTGCCTGCAACATCAGTTGAGATTTTGCCTGATACAAAAACATTTATACGCGGGTATCGTTATAACGGTATGGTTGATTTTAAAGAACCAGAAGTGTTTCACTTCCGTGATCTTAATAGTCAAAGTATATATCGCGGCGCTTCACGCTTAGAAGCAGCACAACGAAGCATTGCTACTTTATATGCAATGAAAGAGTTTCAAGAGAACTTCTTTGAAAATGGTGCTGTATTTGGTTTAGTTTTAACTAGCGAAAATACGCTTTCACAGATCGCAAAAGAAAAAACAATTCAATACTGGTTACAGAAATATTCAACTAAACAAGGCGGCAAGCGTCCAGTTATTCTGGATTCAGGATTGAAGCCTGCACAAGTATCAAATCAAAACTTCAAAGATATGGATTTTGATCAATCAATTAAAACACACAACGAACTAATTATGCAATGTATTGGCATCCCACCTATTTTATTAGCTGGTGGAAATAATGCTAACATTTCGCCTAATCTACGATTATTTTATTTAGAAACAGTTATGCCGGTTGTTCGTAAATTTACATCAAGTTTAGAACGATACTATGGATACGATATTGAAGCAGTTACTAGTTCAGTATCGGCAATGCAACCAGAATTAAAAGATATTGCTGCTTACCATTCGACTTTAGTCAATGCAGGCATCATTACAGCTAATGAAGCAAGAAAAGAATTACGTTATGAGCCAAAAGATGGCAATGACGAAATAAGAATACCCGCCAATATTGCGGGTTCGGCTGCTGATCCGTCGAAAGGTGGTAGGCCCACAGATAATCAGCAATAAAGGGGTAATATGGTAGATAAAAGTAAAATACTGTTTTTAAACAGTTCATTTATCAAGAGCGATACCACCGACGAAAAGACAACTAGTATAACAATCGAAGGGTACGCAAGTACTGATGACATTGATAGACAAGGCGACATTGTCCCAGCAAGTGTATGGAAAAAGGGTATACAAAATTATTTGAAGAATCCAGTAATTTTGGCATATCACAACCATAGCGAGCCAGTTGGTAGGATGGTAGATCACAGAGTTGACAGTAAAGGATTGTGGGTTAAAGCCCGTATTTCTTCAGCAGCTGACGAAGTTTTCAATCTTGTAAAAGATGGCATCTTAACGGCATTTAGTATCGGCTTCCGAATCGTAGATGCGGAATATGATGCAGCCAAAGAGTTGTTTGTGGTAAAAGAGCTAGAACTGCACGAAATTTCAGTAGTGTCAGTACCAGCTAATCAAAATACACTATTTAGTCTTTCTAAGGCGTTTGATACAGCCGAAGAATTTAAATCTTTCAAACAGCAGTTTGCACCCGAAAGCGATTCAGCTAAAGGGCTAGAATCCTCAACGGAAGCAATCAGCGAAATTAAAAAGGAATGGGAAATGGATCCTAAACAATTAGAACAAATGTTGGCTGATGCAGCTAACAAAGCGGCTGAGCTCACTGCTAAAGCCATCGCCGACTCACAGGCAAAAGCATTGGCCGAAAAAGCCGCTGCTGATAAAACAGAAGCCGAATTAGATGCACGCGTTAAAGCCGCTGTTGCTTCTATCTCTACTGGCGACACAGGTGCTGAGCGCTTGATGGCCGAAGTTGAGAAGCGTTTAGCTGCTGCTGAAGATTCAAGCAAATCAGTTATCGCTGGTTTAGAGGCTTCTTTGAAAGAAAAAGCTGCTGAAATCGAAGCAATCACAAAATCAAAAATGTCTTTCCAAGACAGCAAAGACGTTTTGGCTTACGCTGACAAAGAAAAAGCAATTATGTTGGCTAAAATGGCTGGTAAGTCATTGGACGGCACAAAATTTGGTCGTGAATTAGTACAAAAATACGGTGCTCACCAGCCTTCAGGCACAACCGGCACTTGGGAACTTGAAGTTTCATTAAACATGGAAAATGAAGTTCGTCGTCGTTTAGTTGTTGCTCCTATTTTCCGCAACATCGCTATGCAAACCAATGTCATGACCATGCCAGTGAATCCAGAAGCAGGAACTGCTACTTGGGTTACTAACGCTGAGTTTGGTAACGTTGCTGCTGCTCCTGGTACATCAACTATTGGCGCTTCTGCTGGTGCTACACAAACCCACGCTTTCAAAGAAATCACTTTGAATGCTTATAAACTTGCCACAAACGAGTATACAGCATACGAAGAAGAAGAAGATTCTTTGATCGCTTTGATGCCAATGATTCGTGACGGTATGATTCGTCGTGTTGCTCGCGCCGTTGACAAGGCTTTCTTGTTAGGTGCTGGTTCTGGTTCCGACCCTGTCAAAGGTTTGGCAAACTGGGCTACTAACACCACTGCTACTGGTAACACTATTGCCGCCGGCATGAACGTTGCTAAGCTTCGCACATTGCGTCAAGGTTTAGGTGCATGGGGTCTGGATCCATCAGAAGTAATTTATATCATTAATACTGATACTTATTACCAATTGCTGGAAGACACAACCTTCCAAACAATGAACCAAGTTGGTACACAAGCTACACTGTTAACCGGTCAAATCGGTCAAATCGGTGGAAGCCCTGTGTTGGTCTCTGCAGAGTTCGCTTCCCCAGGTACTGGTGTTGCAGGCGCTATTGCATTGCACCCAGGCAACTTTATCGTTGGTAATCAGCGCGGTCTCCGCATTGATACCCAAGAGTTGGTTGAAACACAACGTCGCGTTATGGTGGCTAGCCTCCGTACTGGCATGACACGTGTTACTACTAATTTAGGTAACGCTGTTGCAGCACACAAGTACACAGCAACCTGATCTGCTAGTGTAATTGTTAACAAGACCCTTCGGGGTCTTGTTTTATAAAGGTATATTGTGCCTTTATAAAACAAGTGAGGTATTTATGGCAATAGATTTAATAACAAAATCTGAGTACAAATCTTACATGGGGATTACTAGTACAAATTCAGACGCAGAAATAGATTTCTTAATACCTAAAGTCAGTGACTTGGTAAAATCATACTGCCGTCGCACTTTTGTAGATTACTACAGCGATATAAAGGTTGAAGTTTTTGATGGTGGATTTAAAGAGATCTTATTAAAAGAAACTCCCGTTGTAAGTGTATCTTCAGTAGCATATAGTTCAGATTATGGTAAAACTTATACAAGTTTAGTAAAATTTACTGATTGGGTAACTAAGGGTGACGCAGTAATTTCTATTAATCCAAATGGATTTCCGGAAACACTTAATGGATATCGTGTAAGTTATTTTGGCGGATTTGATCCAATTCCAGGCGACTTAAAATTAGCAGTATTAGACTTACTCGAGTATTATTCACGCAATAATGGTGCTGTACATAGTACTCGTGATTTAAACCCTAACACTACGCAAATTAATTACGTTGCATCAACTAATTTACCTGCATCAATTAAACGTGTTTTAGACCAATATGTAGCGGACTTTACATGAGTATATCAGAGTTTAGCTCAGTAATGAGAGCAAGAGCTTCTTTAGATAATAATCCTAGTACTTTCTTAACTATAGACTCGTGGACAGATGCCCTAGAAAGTAGTTTAAAATTACCTAATGCTCCTAGTATCGATAAACAAGTATTAGGTAGAGCAGCATCTTTAATGATACAAGATGGTAAAAGTTTAGATGGAAGACCTATTTCACAGTTTAGAAACTTAGGGCAGGCGTTAAGTAATAATGTGTCCGTAGTTACTGAAGAAGGATTACGTAGACATTGGAAATTTTATGGCTTAAAAATGCCAACAGTTACGGAAACTGGTATTGCTAAAGGCAAAGATAAGTACACTAATAAACCCTTACTAAAAGCATATATAGTTTGGTATAATCAAAATTATAAAGAAAATCCTTTACAGTTATTTTCTAATACCGGCGATACTGGTAACATAGAAGAAGCTACAGGAATTAGCTATTCGGATACATACTCTAATACAGCTACCGTTATGGTAGAGTTTTTAAAAGCTTGCGGGCTTAGTCAGAAAGATGCTTCAGAGTACGGCCAAAATTTTGAAGTAGGTCATATAGAATCTCAAGCATTTATAAGATTAAAAACTACGAAACAAGCAGGCGAATTTTACAATAATACGTTTATTGACAAAATAATTAAACTACACGAGTATTTAGATATAGCATCTAGTAGCTTATTGCCAGAGTATGAGGCTTTAACTGCTTCTGTATTAAAAGGTACACAAAATAGAAACAATCTTTTTGTAAGTGTAGAAATGCAGCTAAAAGATTCTAAAACTAAAAGAGATTCTAAAGTTGGTATACTAGCTTCTAATACTAATCAAGGTTCTGGAAGACTATCAAGAGCTTTAAACTTTGTAGCTCTTTTGCGTGATATAGGTAGTACCGAAGGTATATATTCCGAAGACAAAACAGCCCTTAGAAAAATTGGTCAAGACAGTGAAATAATTGCTGTTAAACTTAATGAGATTTATAGAAACTATAAAGCTAATTTATCAGAAGTTACTAAAGCTTTAAACAGTAGCTTTCCTAACAATAAAAAAGAAATAGCAAATTTTTTGCTAGACTTAAAAAGTTCTAAAACATTAAGAAAACATATAAAAGATACACAGCTAGCGGCTTTACGTAAAACAAAAGTTGAACCTTTTGGTGCAAAAGTTAAACCTGTACCCGTAAAATCTTTTAGTTCCACTGTTACTAAAGGTAATACGTTAGAAAAAGAAATTAAAGAAGCTGCTAAAAGAGTAAAAAGTAACTTATCTAAACTTAAGCAAGTAAAGAAAAAATCTAGTGATACTGTCGGTCCGGCTTTAAATTTAAAAGTTAGTGCTGAACAAAGCACAGTTAATTTACCTAAACTGTTAGTCTTAATAAATTCACAACTGCATAATGCTATTCGTGATAATATGGGTGAAGGTACTCGAGAAGATATACTTAACTATAGAACCGGCAGACTAGCTGAATCAGCTGCTGTAGAGCGTCTATCAATGAGTAAGCAGGGAATGATAACTGCATTTTACAATTATATGAAATACCCTTATGCAACTTTTAGCGTTGGTGGTGTACAGCAATATCCAAAAACCAGAGACCCTAAGTTATTAATCTCTAATTCAATTAGACAAATTGCGCAACAAGCAGTAGGTAATAGATTAAGGGCATTTGCACTATGACAAGAAGAATAAGCATTGTAACAGCTTTAGCTGAAAAATTTAAAATAATAGACGGAACTGGTAAGTTTAAAAGTGACTTGTCTGACAATAGCTACCCTAAATTAAAATTCTGGGATGAAGTTCAAGACTTTCCTTGTGTGTATCTTACAGCTGGTTCCGAACTAAGAGAATATCTACCAGGAGATTTTACCTGGGGACACCTAAACGTTAGTGTAAAAGTTTATGTTCGTAGCGAAAGCGAAGCGCAACAATTACTTGAAGACTTACTAGACGATTTAGAAAATGTAATAGATGCTAACCGAGTATTAGTATATGACATTACTAATAATCTGTCAACTACTGAAATATTAATTCAGTCAATAACAACCGATGAAGGATTATTAAATCCTTATGGTGTCGGTGAAATAAATTTACAGGTGCGTTATGCACTCTAATTACCTAATAGTACCAATACAGATAAATGTCTAGTAAGTGTACTCCTGGGTTACTAACTACAAGGAATAGCTATGGCAGCAGTTAATTTAATTCGTAATAGTAGAGTCTTCTTTACTACTAACATTGACAGTTTCGGTCGTGTAAAAATTGGTGACTTCAAAAATGCTGGAAGTCCCATGACCGCAACTAATACTTTCGAAATTCAAGTGCTGGAAGGCATGAGCTTTTCACAAAATACTACTGTAGATACAGTTACACTAAACGAGGCAGGAGCTGCTCCTGTTCGTGGTCAGCGCAGTTTTAACACTGCCCTAGAGCCAGTAGACTTTACTTTCTCTACATATATTCGCCCACATAACACAGGTAGTTCAATTACTGCCGAAGAGCAGTATTTATGGAATGCTTTTGGTGGTGCAGCTAACTTTGGTGCCGCTGGTGCCGCTTGGACTTCTACAGCATCTACTGGTACTGTTGGATTTACTAATTCTAATAAACATCAATTATTGCCTTTTGGTTTAATTATCCTATTTGATAATGCTGGTTACGTTATTGATAACTGCGCCTTAGATTCTGCTACTATTGATTTTGGTATTGACGCTATTGCTGCAGTTGCATGGGCCGGTAAAGGTTCCGCAATTCGCGTAGTAGATAAGGCTGCAGCAGATACAGCAAGTCCTGTTGCGCTTACAAACGTAGGTACTTCAACCAGTAGCTTTGCAGGCACTAATACTGCGCTTGCCAAGAATACCGCAGCTCGTTATATTACTAACAAGTTGAGCACTTTAATTGTTAATGACGGTATCAATGATTTTGTTGCCACTGCTGGCGGAGCCGTAACGGCCGTTACAGTTGGTACCGCTGGTTCTGGTTATACCTCTGTACCTACAGTAGCTTTTGCTGCAGCACCTTCTAATGGTGTAACAGCTACAGGTACCGCAGTATTGTCTGGTGGCGGTGTAACAGCAGCAGCAGTATCTGCTCCTGGAACTGGCTACACAGCTGCAACAGTAACATTCTCTGCCCCTCAGGTTGCTAATGGTGTAACTGCACTAGGTACCGCAACAGTTTCTGGTGGCGGTGTAACAGCTATTGTAATTACAACAGCTGGTACTGGGTACACTTCTGCTCCAACAGCCACTATTGCTGGTGATGGTGCTGGCGCCACTGCAGGTGCAGTTACTATAGGTACTTCTACTATTACTGGTGTTACAATTACTAACGCAGGTTCTGGATATTTGACTGCACCAGCAATTACCTTTACTGGTGGTGGCGGTTCAGCTGCTGCTGCAACTCCTACAATTGCAGCTAATGTTGGTACTGTGTATACTATTGCTTTAACTGGTGGAAACATCACTTTTGCTAATAACTTAACGTATTTGACACCTGCTAACTTAGGTACAGTTAACTTACCTATTACGTACTTCACAGGTACGCGCGCTATAAGCGGCACTATCAATGCATACCTAAAAACAGGTAGTCTTGAAAGTGGTGGACTATTATCTGATTTGCTGGCCCAATCAGCTACAACAGTCGACCCTAAGTTTACAATTAATGTACAACTTGGCGGACCTAGTACAAATGCTACTGGTGTTGAAATCAAGCTACCTGCAGCTATGTTGCAGATTCCTACAATTAACACAGAGCAAGTTATTTCTACAACAATTAACTTTACAGCTCAAGGTTTTGCAGGTACTGGTTACGATATTACAGAGTCTAACGAAGCAACTATCGTTTACCGCGCAGCAGTTTAATTAACGGCTGCACTTTTATAGAGACTGGGTTGATCTCCAGTCTCTCTTTTTAATCTTATTATAAAATGACTATTAATACTCTCTCTTTAAAAACACTGTTAGTTCCCTCCAAATCAGTACAGGTAGAATACCCTGGTATGCCTGGTTTTATGATTGATTTGGCATTTTTATCGCGCGAAACACTTTTGTCGATTCGCAAAAAGTCTACAAAGACTAGCTTTAAGAATCGTCAAGCTTCGGAAGAATTTAACGAAGACTTGTTCTTACAACTTTATGTTGAAAATGCAGTTAAAGGATGGTCTGGCTTTAAGCTGAAGTATCTTGAACAACTAGCACCAGTTGACTTAAGTGGTAAAGACATGGAAGCCGAACTAGGATATACTGCTGAAAATGCACTATACTTAATGAAGAACTCTAGCAATTTTGATGCATTTATTAGTGAACAGGTCACAGACTTGGGAAACTTTTCGACGACCAACTCCAGCAAGTAAACGCTCAGTTGGTTAACTACATTCAAAATATGGGCGTGTCAATGACAAAAGACCAGTATTTTGAAATGTGCGAAATGTTAGGCTCAGATCCAGTAGAGTCTGAGATACCGGTGGAATTTGAAGATTTTCCATTTGAAGTGCAACAAGCATTTAATGCTTATCGAATGTTACGAGATGAGTGGGATACTATGAATGGTAACTACTTAGGTAAGTCTTTGATAGGTGTAAAAGATGTTTTAGAAGCAACAGAGATTGAACCTTCTGAACAGAAGTTTATAATTATGCTAATACGCATAATTGACAACGTAAGATCAGACGAAATCAATAATAAGAAAAAGACACAAGAGCCTGCTAATTAAAATTAGCGGGCTTTTTTGCGTTAAAAATTTTTTGGTTTGACAACTGCGTGGTCACATGGTATAATGATCTCTAGTTAAGTTATCAAAAAATTTTGGTAATATCCGAACAGGAGTAAGCATGGCTGAAAATACGACAGTTTTACACATTAAATTAGAAGATGTTGGTCAATCCATTGAAAATACTGACAAGAGTCTCAAAAAGGTTCGAGGAACCTATGACTCACTTGAAAAACAGATGAGCAAAGGCGGCAGTGGAGGTAAAGGCAAAGGCGGTTGGAAAAACGCTATGATGGGTGGCAATGAATACGATATTGCCAGGGGTAGTGCCGGGTCTACTGGCGCATCAGGTCGTGACTTTGCAAATCAAGCTCGCGGACTTGACGGCCTAGTACGTTTATATGCTACTTACGCAGCTAATTTGTTTGCAGCAGGTGCGGCTTTCCGCGCGTTAAGTGATGCTGCAGATACTAGTAATATGATTCAAGGTATGAATCAATTAGGTGCCGTTACTGGACTAGCTTTAGGCAGTATTGCTAAAAATTTAATGACTGCTACCGACGGCGCAATTAGTATGCGCGAAGCAATGGAAGCAACTACAAAAGGTACTGCTGCTGGATTGTCCGGTAAACAAATGGAACAATTAGGTCAAGTAGCCAATAAAGCATCTAAGGCTTTAGGTGTTGCTATGCCTGACGCTATTAGTAGATTAACGCGTGGTATTAGTAAACTAGAGCCTGAATTGTTAGATGAACTGGGTTTATTTACAAAAATAGGTCCTGCTACTGAAAACTACGCTCGTAGTATAGGAAAAGCTGCGTCTCAATTAACTGATTTTGAAAGACGTCAAGCATTTGCTAACGCTGTATTAACAGAAGGTATAGACAAATTTAATTCTATTGATATACCTGCAAACCCTTATGATAAGTTGTTAGCAAGTTTAAAGAATTTAAGCTTTGTAGCACTAGACTTAACTAATAAAATTATTGTGCCCCTAGTAAGTGTGTTATCACAAAGTCCTGCAGGATTATTAGCAATATTAACCGCAATAGGTGCTTCAATAGTTAAAAGTGCTATACCTGCGTTAGGACATTACAGAGAAAATTTAAAAAGAACTGCTAATGAAAGCACCGAAGCATTTACAAGAATGTATACAAATCAACAAGATGCTTTTAGTACTATGGCAGCAGATCGAGCAGCTGTAGCAGAGCGCGATTTTAAAAAGCAAAAAGATACTCAGAGTAAGTTACAAGCGTTAGCTGCAACAGGCAAAACTTTTACTAAAGGTACAAAAGTAGACTATGCTGGAATAGCAAGTAAAGATCCTTTTGCATTAACAGATACTGAAATAAAATCACTAGAAAATCGCGCAAAAACTTTAGCAAAAACTAATAAAGAAGAAGCAGACAGACTTAAAGCACATCTTGCAAATTTAAAAGCTATTCGTGCACAATCAGCTGCAGTTGGCGATATGGCCAGTAAAACACTTATTGACAGTTCTGAAAAGTGGTGGAGTACTGCTTTTGCAAATGACGTGATTAATAAATCAAAATTACAGAACATAGCAAAAGATACTATTAGATCTAATGTTGCAGAAACCCAGTCATTATTAGGTATGCGTGCAGCTTGGCAAAAATTAAATGAAGACCTTGCGGCATCAAAAGAAGGATATTTAAAAGTAAAAACTGGAGTTGACGAACACGGCAAAGCCATAACGCAAAATGCCCCTAAATTAACTGCCTTTGATAGAGGCCTTGTTAGGGTTAGTGCTACTGCAGGTATGTTTGTACAAAAGCTAGGTACAACTATTTCGGCATTTGGAGCCTATGGTATGGCTATAGGTGCTGCAATTGCAGCTTTTGGTATACTTGACGCTATACTTACAAAAACAAGTAAAGAAACTACCGCCTTCAATGGAGCTATAGATGGTGTTACAGAATCAGTTGCAAGTGCGACTAGAACTATAGATTATTTAAGAAAACAACCCGCTATAGGTACAGCTTCAATAGCTGGATTTCTTGCATTAACAAATGCAAGTCAGGCAGTAACCGACAGTATTGAAACACAAATTAAAACTACGAAAGAATTGTTAAAAGTAACTAAAGATAGTGGCTGGGATGATTTTACTAATGTGCTTTCAGGAATATTTAACCAAGACATAGCTTCAAAAGGAGCAAAATCTTTAGCAACAACAGTACAATCTCAATTAAAAGTATTTCGTGAAGCAGGAATGGGAGAAGAAGCTGGAAAAGCTTTTAAAGATGCAATAGGCGTACAAAGTCTAGATCTTGAAACTGTAACAGATAGATTTAAAACTAGTACAGCTGCCCAAAACAGATATGCAGCTAGTGTTAAAATCCTACAAAATAAATTAGGTGAAACTAATGCTTCTTTGCAGACTTTTAAAAATAGTATTGATGCACTTACTAAGTCATATGACGAATTTATTCAGTCAACTGCTAATAGTAATCCATTATTTAAAGTAGGCGATAACTTACAAGTTTTATCTTCATCAATGCAAGATGTAGCAAATAAAGGTGTAGATGCAATAAATGCAGCTTTCAATCAATTTGCTAATAATCCTAAAGCTACAGCTCAATTTGGTTCTGAATTCGTCCAGCAGTTTGTTGATATAAGACAAGAATTTCAAACTACTCTTCAACAAGCGGCAAAGTATAAACAAGAGCTCTCTACAATAAATGAAGATATTGACAAACAAGAACAAATAAAAAGAGAGACTAAGTCTGTACCACGAAAAGCAATAGCTCAAAGTAGAATAGTAGAGCTTGAAGGTAAAAAGGAAGAAGTTAAAGCTTTACAAATCGGATTAGACACTAGATCTTTTGTTGTAGCCTCACAGCTATTTGCAACAGGTGCAGATCTTGCTTTTAAAAATGGTGCAAAATATATAGATATTGCGCTTGGTCAAGCTTCTCAAAAAGCTGCATTAACTATTGCGCAAGCTACGGTTAGTGCACTATCTGGAGCAGAAGCTGCAACACGTTCTGGACAGTTAAAAGATCAAGAAATAAAAGTTCAAATTGACGCAATAACTACTACTATGGCGTTAATTAGATCTAATACTGAATTAGAACTAACAATAGCAGAATCTAATGCTAGAATGGCTTTGCAAGAAGCTAAAGATTCTAATAAATCTCCAGAAATAATAAGAGAACTAGAAGCCAGGTTAGCAGGTACTACAAGTTTTAAAAATATAGTTGCTGGTACTACTGGTATGATTAAACCTGAAGATCTCTCAGCGTCTGGTAGACTAGATGCAAGAGATCCAGCTAATCCACAAACTAAATATGAAAAAGATCTTGCTGCTAAATTAAATAATATGCTGGGCCCACAGTTTGCCGCTTTAACATTAAAACAGGGCGAAAAGAAAGCAAACGTTTTAGATACTGCACAAAAAGTAAACTTAGGTGAACTTGCTAATCAAAAGCAAATAGCAGCTGTTAAAGATTCTATACTGCAACAAGATATAGCAAGACAAGATATTTTAATGAGCATTAATACACTTAATGGCTCAGAAAATCTTGCACAAAAACAAATGTTAGACATGCAGCTGTTAGAAAGTAAGTTTAATCAAGAAATACTTGGATACGAAACAGCAATAAAAAATGCAAAACTGGATAACTCGGCTCAAGGAGTTTTAGAAGTTGATAAGCAACAATTTTTATTGGACAAAGTTAAAGAAAGACAAGAAAAAGAAAAAGACAATAAAGGTGTCGAGAATAGAATTAGACTTAAAGCCCAAGAACTGCAGCAAGCTACAACTTTAAATAGTTTAAACGAAGCATTGCTTGATCAAGATATAGCTAGATTAGGTATAATTAGTAGTTTAGTTGGATTCTCTTCAGAGCAGAATGTAAAAGTAACAGCACTACTTGAAACTGAAAAGTTAAATAATAAATTCCTACTAGAGCGTCAAAAGATAATAAACGATATTGAGGCACTTAAATTAGCTTCACCAGCAGATACTAAAAGCATAGCTTTAGCAGAAGTAAATTTACAACTAGTCATAGCTAGGCAAGAAAAAGAAAAAGATAATAAGGGTTTGCAAGACCAATTAAAACTTATAGAAGCACGCTTTGATATAGAGCAAAAACTAGCTGCGTTTAAGAAAACTACAGCAGATGCTCAAAGCAGCCAGGCAGAAGACGAATTAAATTATAGAAAAGAATTAGGTTTAGTAACTAGTTTTGACGCTGTCAAAGAAAAAGCAAACTTAGACAGGGGACGAGTATCTAGAGAAAGTGCTGAAGAACAATCAAAAATAGATAAAGAAATAGCTAAGAAAAGCCTAATAGAACAAAAAATTCTGGCTATTGAAGCCAGCGGTGACTCTGCTTTAGCAGGGGATTACGAAGCAGTAGAAAACATGACTAGGGCTATTAATGGTCAAAGTGAAGCTTTAAGAGCCACTAACTTACAAAAGATGAATGCTATTGATCTAAACGAAAAACTTGGTAGTAAAATGACTGGTTTCTCTAAGATTGTAGAAAATAGTTTTCAAAGTATGGGAGATGCTTTAGCTGAATTTGCCAGAACAGGTAAGCTGGATTTTAAAAGTCTAGTAGACCAAATGCTAGTAGATTTAATTAGATTTGAAATGCGTGCACAAATGTCCGCACTATTTGCTGGTGCAGGTGGACTAAGTGGTATGCTTGGTATGCTTACTGGTGTAGGTGTTCCAGGTAGCAATAGTTTTGTAGGACCTTTACCAGAAAGTATGATTGGGCCTCTAACTCTTTCGGCCAAAGGCGGAGTATACGATGCTGGACTAAAAATGTATGCCAAAGGCGGAATGTTTACAAATTCAGTTGTCGATCAACCTACACTATTTAAATTTGCAAAAGGTACTGGATTAATGGGCGAAGCAGGTCCCGAAGCTATCATGCCCCTAAAGCGTGACAACAACGGTAATCTTGGAGTTCGTGGTGGGGGTGGTGGCGGCAATGTAGACGTAGTTGTTAACAACTATGGCAGCGAAAAAGCAACTACTAAAGAGACTATGGATTCACGTGGAAATCGTCGTATTGAAGTAATGGTTGGAGATATGGTAGCAGGCGAACTAAATCGCGTAGGCTCAAATACTCAACAAGCAATGACAGCCAACTATGGTACAACACCATTACTGGCAAGGAGATAATATATGCCAATAGCATGGCCAGCATCGCTTCCGCAAGTGCCTCAAAAAGGCTTTACTGAATCGGTTGGAATTACTGTTATACGTTCAGCTACAGATGCTGGCCCTGCGAAGCAAAGACGCAGGGCCTCGCGTCCTAATGTATTGAATGTAAACTTTTTAATGACTACCGCACAAACACAAACATTAGAAGCTTTTATTAAAAATTTACCTACCGCTACTCTGCCGTTAATTCCTGGTATTGCTGGTGTTAATCGTTTTACTTTTCCACATCCACGAATACTTGGTACAATTATAGATGTGCGTATTATACCAGGTAGTGATGGCGAATTCTTTAACTTACAATATATGGCACCAGGATACTGGTCTACCAGTCTTAAATTAGAAGTGATGCCATGAGCAGACTAAATAGTTTATCACAATCAGCCGTTAGGGCAATGTTTGCTTCAGAAACACCTGAAGCAGTAATTTTACTTGTTACTATTACTAATCCTGCGGATGCTGCAAATCCTGTTCGTTTAGCAGACGGCTACACTAATAGACTTACTTCTTTAACAACAGATGCAGAAATCGTATATGGTGTAACTAGTAATTCAAAAGATTATATTTTCTTACCTATGCAAATAGCTTTGCCAGGGGAAGAAGAAGCAGGAGCAGGGCAGTGTAGTTTAGTATTAAACTTTGTTACTCGTGAAGCTATTGATCTTATCCGTACTCATTTAACAAGCCCCGTTAGTGTACAAATAGATCTAGTACTAGCTAGTAGCCCTAATACTGTTGAAGCTACTTTTACAGGTTTCAAAATAACGAATGTTACTTATAACGCGGATCAAATTACATTTGACTTAAATATGGTTAGCCTTAGTCGTGAACCATTTCCTTGTTTTACGTTTACTCCAGCTAACTTTCCAGGACTATTTTAATGAATTATAATAAGTATATTGGATTACCTTATGCCACAAATGGCAGAGATGAGAGTGGTATTGACTGCTGGGGATTAGTACGTTTATTTTATAAACAGGAATATGCTATTGAATTGCCCAGCTATACTGAAGAGTATTCAGGGGCATACGATACGCGTATTCTTGAAATGATGGATCAGTATAAAAACAATTGGTCACAAGTTCAAACACCAGAAACCGGCTCCGTTATAGTATTCAATATATTAGGTGAGCCTTTTCACGTTGGAATTTATATTGGGGAAGATAAATTTATTCATGCTCGTGACGGCATGGATAGCGTTGTAGAGTCTGTTAACAGTCCAAAATGGTCTAAACGTATCGAAGGTTACTATAAATATAGTACACAAGCTAACACAATGCTGGTAGGTAGACCACATCCCTTTAAACAAACAAAATATACAGAGTTAGCTATAGCTGGCTCTACACTAGCCGACGTATCTCGAAACTTAATAGATACATATAAAATTAGTGATTACTTTGCTAAAAAATTAATTTTATTTTTAGATGGCGTTAAAATCCCGCAATCCGAGTGGAGTACTGTGCGTGTACAAGCAGGACAGAACGTTGTTTATAAAGTAGTACCAGAAGGTAAAAGTACTCAACGTTTAATACTTACGCTTGTTGTATTGTATATAGCCGTAAATTATGGTGCAGACGTTGGCAGTGCCTTGGGCATGACGGAAGCAGGAGTAGGTGTTGCTGAAGGCACTATGGTTACTACTGCAACTGGCAAAATAGTTGGTACTATGGCTATTAATATGGCAGGTATGGCGCTTATTAACGCCGCCTTTCCTATTCGCCCATTAAATGGTAAAGACCCAGGAAGTTCTGCCCCTGTAAACGCTTTTAGTGGTGCAGCAAATCAAGCAAATCGCTATAATGCAATTCCAGTTGTGCTAGGAAAAATGCGTATGAATGCAATGCTTGGAGCAATGCCTTACGTAGAAACATTAACAGATACTAGCCTATTACATTTATCCCTTGTATGGGGATTCGGCCCACTAGCAGTTGATGACATTCGCGTAGGTGCAAAAACTTTAAACGAAGTTTACTATACTAGTCAAGCTGGCGTCGGGCAAGATACTCCTGTACCAGACACTTTGTTAGGCGTGCCTCAAGAAACTACAAACGGTAGATTAGATGCCTTTGATAAACTATATCCAACTGACGTAGAGCAACAATTCCCACAAATTGAATTAGTTAAAAATAGCGTAGATGGCAATCCTCCAGCAATTATTACATTAGCAGATTTTGCTGAAGATATTGACATAGCATTTACTTTTCCAGAAGGTATGCGCAAAATTAGTACCAAAGACGGAAAAATTAGTGATGCTACTTGCGGAGTTCAAATTCGTCTACGTAAAGAAGGCGAAACAGCTTGGTCAACAGTACCTGCCTATCACCTAGGCAACTACAACTCACCAACACCTAGTGACACAGCCTTTAAAGTTACTATTGGCTCAGCTCCTACTTATACTGATGGTAATGGTGATTTACAGAATCTTTACAAGTGGTACGTACTTGCTATGGCACCAGGTGGTGGTATATCAGTATTTAGCGGAGCTGCCACTGATAACCAGTATGCAGACCCATCTCCTTATTTAAAAACTTTATCTACACAAGGATCGTATGCGTCTTTTGTAGGTACAAATAATAACGCAATACTAAGACTACCTACTATTCCTAATGGATATGTAAAGCTTCATAGTATTTGCTTTTTTGGTGTAAATTATTTAGACACCTCTACAGTATCACATTTAGCCAGTACTGCTAGCACTACCATAGAAGGATTATTGCTTACATCTGTTACTCGAGCAGTGCAGCGTAATTCAGCGGGTGCAGCTATTTTAGATCCTGATAGTGGTAATCAGATGCCTACAGCTGATTATGACATTGTTATAGGAGCAGGACGAATTGTAAATAATTCGGGTGCCGCAGGCACACCACAGACTATATTTACTACTGCTCAATTTCCAGGCGTAGGCGGTCCCTATGGCGGTTGGGGAGGCTGGAATTTATTTTTAACAAATAACGGAAGATGGTCATACACAGGTCAAACAGCCAACATTGAGTTTGATAAAACTGCACAAGTAACTTTCCCAGAAGCAGGATACTATGAAATCTCAGCAGCTATTGACGATGAAGGATCAGTACTAATTGACGGTGCTCGTTTAATTACTATACCTAAAAATGCTTACGATCAAGTAGCTGTAACATGGTTCTATGCTGAAGCTAACAGTGTTCATACAGTAAGAATGAAAGGTGTAAATTCTGGAAGCGGTGCAGCAGCAGCAGCTTTGACTATTACATACACTAAAGATGCTGGATTAAATATTGCTGGCTCTATGGGTACGGAGTTAATATTTGGCAAAAACGGATTCTTTTCACAAAGAAAAGACGCTTTTAACTATGTTTATAAAATGCGTGGTTTACCGCGAGCAAAATACTCTATTCAAGTAATTAGAACAAACGACGACGTCACAGAAAAAGAAGAAGATCCCGATTATAGATATTACAGTAAGGTAATTTTGTATGCAGTTACTGGGTTTAATAAACAAACACTAAACGCTAATAATCAATTAGTTCCTATTCGTGTTGTAAAAAATCCACCTAAGTGTCATCTTGCACGAACTTTTATTAAACTGCAAAGCACTAATAAAATAAACGGCAGTTTAGAGGGAGTGAACGCTTTAGTACAAACTAAAGCTAATGTATTAAATAGAGCAACAAACGATTGGAAAACTGTAGATGTTACTAACAATCCTGCAGCATTATTTCTTTATGTGTTAATGCATCCTGCCAATGCTTACAGAGTAGCTGACAACATTATAGATGCTGCAAAGTATGTAGATTTAAACGCACTAGCTGATTGGTATAAATTTTGTGAGCCTATGACTTATGCAAATAATAAGTATACCAGAGATAGTACCAAACCTTGGCTTACCTATAATGCAGTAGTAACCAATGTTACCAGTGTTATGGATGTATTAAAAGATATATGTTCAGCTGGTAAAGCAAGTCCTAACTACATAGACGGTAAGTGGACAGTAGTAGTGGATAAACCACGTACTGGAGTAGTACAGCACTTTACTCCACATAATAGCTGGGGCTTTGAAGCTACAAAAATACTTCCTCGTATACCTGATGCATTTCGTATTACTATTGCGGATGAAGAAAAAGGCTATCAAGCAAATGAGTACCGAGTGTTTAATCTTGGTAAAAACGAAAGTAATGCAGAGTTATTTGAAGAACTTAGCTTACCTGGTGTAACTAATTTTGCTCAAGCAAAGCATATTGCTCAATGGCATATGGCGCAGCTAAAGTTGCGCCCAGAAATGTTTTCATTAAATGTAGACTTTGAGTACTTAGTTTGTAATCGCGGAGATTTAGTACGAGTTACACATGATGTTCCACTTTGGGGCAATGGCAGTGGTAGAATTAACAACTGCACAGTAGGCAGTGCAGTTATAACTTTAAGTGAAGAAATTTATTTAGAAACAGCAAAAACTTACAATATCAGGGTTAGAACTAATACAGGTAGCAGCGCACTAAAAACTTTAGCGCCTGTAGCTACAACAGGATATTATACTAGTATTACACTATCTGGAGCACTAATAAGTGGTGACAATATAAATATTGATGACTTGTTTATGCTAGGAGAAGTTAGTAAAGAATCACAAGAACTAATAGTATTAAGTATAGAAGCCAACAGCAATATTAGTGCAAAACTTACGCTAGCTGATTACTCTCCACAAATTTACACAGCAGATTTATCTGGTTATTTAGCGTATAATTCAAATATTACAACTACTGGAAATTATTTAGTTAGTGCAATAATTAACGAAGCCCCTACTATTGTTTCTGTAAACAGTGATAGTGCTATTAGTGATACAATTGCTAATGGTACATTTACAAATACGGCTATTATTAGTTATACTAACTCTAGTAAACTTAGTGTAAGTGCTGAAAGAGTGCAACTACAAGTGATTCCTGGAAATGGGTTATTTGATGCAGCTTCTCCATCATACTACGGTACTAAAGATTCTTCAAGTATTATTGTACAACAACTTACAACAGGTCTTCTTTATAAAATTAGAGCTAGATATACTAATAATTCTGGAAATATTGTAGGTCCTTGGTCTGACACGTATTGGTTTACAAATGGTGGTAAAACTACTAACTTTGCAGCGTCTCCAACACTTGCAATAGATTTACAACAAACTTATATTGTAGCAACTCCTACTATTGTAAATCAACAGAGTGATTTTAAAGCTTATGCATATAGGTTATACAAAAGTACTGTTACTACAGACTTATGGGATACTACACCAATTATACCAGAAGTACAAAGTCAAGGACAAGGCTTTCTAGATTTAGAAAAGGTAGCAATACCTCGTATTTCTGAGGGTGGTATTGACTATAAGGTAGAGTGTAGGATATTAGATAAAACTAATAACTACAGTGCTGCAAGTTCATATGCTTTAATTAAAATTAAAACAATTGTTTAAGGAATAGACATGGCAGGAACCTTATTTCCAGGCGTAAACTCGTTAATATTAAAACTAGATACCCCATACGATACAATTAGAACAGACGATGTTAGAGATGATTTAATTAAAGTAAAAGTATGGTGTTCTGCAGTAGCAGGACCTTCTGGAGTAGGCTTTACTCCATCAGATGCCAACTTGGTATTTGATGGATTAAGTCTGTCTATTACTATATCTGGGTTACCTAATGGTCAAGCTACAGCAATTCCGTTTGTATCAGGCACACCTTATTATGTCAAATATGCCTTTATTAGTGATATTGAGGAAGAGGTATATACTGTTTCTAATCAGTTAACTGCTACGCCAATATCTGCTACTGCACAAGTTATTGATATTTCAGGATACACTAGTTTTGTACAAAATGCATCACTTGTTTTCACACCTTTAAACGCCACTTTAACAGCAGTAACGCAAAATATAACTTCACCTGAATATGCCTGGGTAGTTACAGGTGCCAGTCCTAGCAGTGGTACAGGTGAAAGCATTACAATAACTCCTGATGAAACTGCACTTTATGTAACAGTTACACTAACTGTTAGCGCGGGTAATTTAGTAACTAATTTAACTAAAACTATTACACTGCCTATATTGTATAATGGGGCAAAAGGTGAAGTAGGTATTGCTGGCAAAATGTCTGCTTTTCCGACTATTTACCAATGGACTACCGGCTCTAGTCCTCCTGCCCGTCCAACTGCGGGTACTTATACGTGGGGTAGTATCGACTTTGTAGTAGGCGGAGGCTGGGAAACAACTGTTCCTATAAATAGCACTCCTGGAGCTACTTTGTGGTCAATAACTATTCCACTTTCTGTTGCTGGTACAACTCTAACAAGCCCACTTAATTGGGCAAGCACTAGTTATCCTATTAGAGCCATTTCTTTTAATGGCACACTAGGTACTACCGGAGGACCAGGTGCGGCAAGTTATATAATTCAACGACCTGCTGTAGGTTCTTCAGATGCCTCACCTACAAACGCAGAAGTAATTGCAGTAATTGGCAGAAGCCCAGTACTCGGCGATCTTGCAACTGTTAGTTATAACAACTATAATGGTGCTAAAGTTTATCAAGCTACTAGTATTGATCCCAATACATTGGTCACAACTTGGGCAATAATGACTACATATATTCCAGGTAGTTTAATTGTTCAAAATACTATTACTAGCGATAGAATAGTAACAGGCACTATTGACGCATCAAAGTTAGTTATAGGCGATACTAATAATACATCAACTGTCAATAGACTTATTTTGTTTAATGACAGACTTGAAGTCTGGGACAACAGTAACAGCGGCAAGCCACGAGTTAAAATTGGTAAATTATCCTAAGGAATATTTATGTACGGTATGCAGATTAATGATGCTTTAGGCAATGTTTACTACGATTCAAGTAGTGAGGCTGGAGTTTTTGTTGAGTTTTTAACACTATTTATAACAGGCAGCTCTGCCGATAGATATGTTACTTATAATGGTGTAGGCGGTAAAGCAAGCTTACAAGGATTAAAATTAAAAATAATAACTTTATACGGTGGTGATCATTGGTATGAGGGTATAGATAACGGCGTCAGCGGATACCCACAAATAAGATATAACGAAATCAACCCAACTATTTCACCGTCCATTAGACGTGGAACAATTTTAATGGTAATGGCACGATGACTTACGGATTTAAATTTAATAATAATAATGGTGAATTAGTTATTGACGATTCTAATGTTAAACCTTGGTATTTTACCGGATCAGTTGCTGGTACTAATAACTTTTTTGGGCAAAATTATAAAAACGTAGATGTTACTGCAAACGCTTATGAGTTTAATACTTTTGCAAATAATGCCCCACTCCAACCAAGTAGTTATGTTAATCAACCCTATTATACAGGCGATACTTGGAAAGTTTACGAGTTACGATATATAGCTCCAAATATTAGTGATTGTTTTTTTGTATATACACTACCTCGCAGCAATGACAGTGGTGTTTGGTATTTTACACAAGATGTAGGAATAAATCAACCAAACAGTAGTACTGCTGGAGCAGGCCCAATACACTTATTAAATAATCCTAAGATAGATACTATACCTTATCCAGGAACAGGTCAAAATTATGTTTCAATATTTGCAATAGTTCCAGATCGTTGGTTTGCAACAGCAACTAGTGC